AACAATCTGGCTTTGCAGCCATCCAACCTGAGGTGTGGCTTCAGGATAGTAATGGGTACACATTCAAGAAGTCTCATGCCATAAGTTTATCATGGACGATTGTGATCCAGCTCAACCTGTTAATTGAGCAGTTGACATTAACCTGATTGTTGTTAAAGTGTACACATAAACAAATCACAGGATACAGTCATGCGAGAACTGGTCAAATTTACTCATGTTACCAGCATGTTTGGTCACAGTTATTCTTATGAAAAAGATCAAAAACAAATATCAGTCATTGAAAATACAGAGCATGCATGGCACATGAAGCACCAGCGTGTTACTAAACCCTATTTTTGGTTCCGCGCTCCCAACATCACATTACAAGCCTTGCAGATCACCATGCGAGATCTGGGCTTACTGGAACACAAGTTTGAACTCAAGGTTTGGCAGTCAGATAAGGGGCTGGATGCCAGCCTTAAGATTAAAGACGAAATGGATGCCAGCATGTGGGCTTGGAGTCATACAGAGATTTGGGCCAAATGGTCCGAGACGCAAGAAAAGGATTGGAATCAAGGGCAAAAGCCACAAAAACTAAAAGTGAATAAGAACGGTCAGGTCAAAATCAAAGTCACCATGAGTAAGATATCTGATCCATGAGGTACGGAAGTTCTCTGCTTGCATTACACAAAGCACTGGGCCAGGCCATACATAATCATTTACCAGATATCACATATATGAATCGTGACTGGGATGCATGGCGAAAAATGGATGCACACGCACAAGGTGTGGCTCTTAAAACTAACTGTGTGCCGCAAACCCTTCAAACTCGCCGTCCTTGCGAGGATGAGGTACAAGTGCACATGTTTTCTCAAACTTGGGGCAGCACTGCGCTAGGGTATGGAGGCATGGGTGGTGCTGCTGTGACCACTGCATACAGGGTATGGAGGCATGGGTGGTGCTGCTGTGACCACTGCATACACTGTGATTGTGTATGATTCAGACTGTTATTGTGTTTATTTTGGTCAAGGTGATCTGGCATACCAGATCAAATATAGCCAATTGAGCACAGAAGGTAAGTTGGTGTTCAAGCAGGACATACAGTCACAAAACATGGCCAACAAGCAAAGTGCCCATATCAAGTACGTTTAATGGTCAGTTTGTGGGTGTACCTTTAACCAACTGCACAGTTCTTTTTTTACTGCGCTTGTTGATGAGTGTGTCCAGGCTGGGCATGGGTCCATATACTAGCTGAACTTCTTTCTGACTGAATGATTTGAGGTATACGCTATATGGTTTGAACCTGGCACCCATGAACACATTGATGGGGATCTGTCTGTTGCTGCCCCACCAATATAATTCCCCACAGCTCATGAACTCCACCTTTTGATCAGGGCTCCATGAGTGCTCTATCACATACATGTGCACAAAGTTTTGATCACTGTTTTGTACAATACCCACATAATCTCTGGCCAGATACTTGATGTGTGTGAGAAAGGGCCATCTGGCCAAGCTAGGGGCGGGTGTGTTTGTCATGATTATTAACATATTTAGATCTCCTTAAATATGATATGAGAAATCTTTCGGTGTTACCATGAGTTTGGTCTATCTTTATCACTATGTATTGCCTGTGCAATTGAGTCAGACAGATCATGGAGCACCCAACCTGAGCAGGCCCATGTATAATTATCAGACCAAACTGTACAAGAACAATCACAACAGGGTGGATTTTGTGATTCGTAACAATGACAAAAAGCCAGTCAAATTGTTGGATTGTGTGCTACAAGTCACCATACAATTTGTGGAGACAGGACAAACTGTATTACAAAAACAGGCGCAGGTCACCAACGAAATCAAAGGCAGAGCACAATTGTATGTGAGTCCCACTGAATGTGCAGGTTGGCCACTGGGAGGTTACCAGTTTAGTGTGCAAATGAAAAAGCCTGGTTTCCAGGATGAATTTCTGTTTGTGGATGTGAACAATCATGTGCAAGGTCTGTTTGAACTACTGCCTGCACTGGGCGATGAACTGGTGGCCGCTCAAGAAATTTTGGCCAAAGAGTTTACACCGCAGATTGTCAATTGGGACAACCACTATACTGTGTACAAATCAGGAGCCATTGCAGCTCGGAACACTGTGGGTCAACATGCAGGATTTTATTCTATTGCTGTTTATACACAATCATGGACGGGTAGATTTTCCATTCAGGCCAGCTTGGAAAACTTGAGTCCCACAGATTCCAGTTGGTTTCAAGTGGCTATTAATGGCACCCAATATTTGCACATAACACCAGATTCACCTCATGTGACACCCATTAACTTTGGTATAAATGCCCGTTGGATCAGATTTATCTATGATGCAGACCTGAATAACAAGGGTGATTTTGTAAAGGTGCTATATAAAATCAGCTGAACACATGTTATACTAACACATGCATGAATTACAGCAATTGATTGTGGACCATCTGCCTGCCAAGCGCAAAGTGACTGGTAAAGGTTGGATATGGTTTAATGCCCCATGCTGTTCTCACAGAGGCCATAACGCAGACACCAAACAGCGAGGAAATTTATGGTTTGGCACAGATGATACTGTGGGCTATCATTGTTTCAATTGTGGCTGCAAATGGAGATTTTCAGGCCATCATGTGAGTGATGGTTTGCAAGAATGGTTATCATGGTTGGGCGTGGAGCCCAGCTTAGTGCAAAAGTTGAAGTTGCACTTGTTGCAAGATCAAGTCACAGGCACACATAAACCAGACCACATGATCATGTCCACTCATTTGAAAAGGCATCAGGTCACGCCCATGCCTCCAAATGCACAAGCATTTCACGTGTGGGCACAACAGGAAGAGTGTGCACCCAAGTTTTTACAAGCATGTGAATATGTTCAGGGACGTCAAGCACTCAATTGGGAAAATTATGACTATTATTGGACCCCTGACACCACACACGATATGTGTGATAGAGTGATACTGCCCTTTTATAATCAATCACAGATTGTGGGTTGGTCAGCCAGATTGTGTGTGCCACAACAAGGACGCCAACCCAAATATTTCAATAGTGACATACCTCCTGGTTATTTGTTCAATCAGGATCAACTTGTAAAGAATCGTAAATTTGTGATTATTTGTGAAGGCCCATTTGATGCTATAGCATGCCAAGGAGTGGCAGCCATGGGCAGTCACATGAGCGAGCATCAGATCAAAACCATCCTGGACAGTGGACAGCAGCCCATCATATTGCCTGACAGGCAAATGCAAAACCAGCACATGATAGACCAAGCTCTCACATTTGGTTGGCATGTGAGTTTTCCGGAATGGGATTCAGAAATAAAAGATGCAGCAGATGCTTGCGCTCGTTATGGCATGCTGTACACAATCACAAGTGCAATACAAGCAGCCACATCAGATGCCCTACTGATTGGTGTTAAACGCAAAATGTTCAAAGGTTGATTACTCACATGGATGGTAAAGATTATGGCGAAGATGTTCAACGGCTGTTGGTGAGTGTGCTGTTGAGTGATGAAGAAGTTTTTAGCAGATGTGTGAACATTCTGAATGTGAAGTATTTTGTGAACAAACTGAGACCAGCAGTGCGATTCTTGTTACAGTTTACAGATGAATACAAGACTCTGCCCACACATGCACAAATGCGGGCACAATTTGGCATGGATTTTGAAAAGATGGATCACATGCCCCCTGCATTGCAACAAGCATTTTTGGATCAAATTGAAGAGTTTTGCAAGAATCGTGCACTAGCAGATGCTGTACTGAGTGCTCCTGATCTGATTGCCAAAGGTAACTATGCAGAAGTGGAGAAGAAGGTCAAAGAAGCCATTCTGGTGGGATTGAACTCCAATATTGGCATCAGGTATTATGATGATCCCAGGGCCAGGCTCATGAAAATCAAGACTTCCAATGGCACAGTGAGCAGCACTTGGAAAAGTGTGGACAACAAGTTGTATGGTGGACTTAACAGAAAAGAGCTCACAATTTGGTGTGCAGGATCAGGTGGTGGTAAAAGTTTGACCATGCAGAATCAGGCTGTGAACATGAGCAAGGAAGGGTTGAATGTGGTGTACATTAGCCTGGAGCTTTCCGAAGAGATGATCAGCATGCGACTGGACAGCATGGTGAGCGGTGTGGCTTCCAAAGACATATTTCAGCGTCTGGATGATGTGGAAATCAAGGTGCTGCTGGCAGGTAAACGAGCAAAAGACTTGCATGTGAAACAGATGCCACAGGGCACCACCACAAATGATTTACGTGCATACTTGAAGAACTATGAGATTGAGACTGGTCACAAGTGTGATGTGCTCATGGTGGACTACATGGACATCATGTTCCCCAACAACAAGAAGATTGATGTTTCCAACCTTTACATAAAAGATAAATTTATCTGCGAGGAACTGAGAGGCCTGTGTGTGGAGAAAAACATGGTGGGTGTGACAGCCAGTCAGCTTGGGCGCCAATCAGTAAATGAAATGGAGCATGATCACAGTCACATTGCAGGTGGCATCAGTAAGATCCAGACTGCTGACAATGTGATCAGTATTCTGGCCACACCAGCCATGAAGGAGCGAGGTCAGTATCAGTTCCAGTTTTTGAAAACACGTTCCAGTTCAGGTGTGGGTAGCAAGGTGATCATGGGATTTGATGTAGACACGTTGCGCATCTTTGACATGGAAGAAGACAACATGCCTCCAGTAAAAACTGCCACAGACATGATGGCTGATCTGCGCAGAAAGAACAGTGCCACAGGTGCTGCATCAGGCACAGACAGAAAACCGGATCCTGTTTCCCAAGATCCGGTCAAAAGTGTGGCCACCCTCAAAGAGTTAACCAGCTTGATCAGAAGGTAATGCATTAACCTAAAATTAGTATTTGGCGTTGCCCCTAAAACCCAACTTAACCAAATCCATTGCAAATTGCTTTGCAGCTCTGTTCCTTGGATTCCCGCTATTCTTTTTCCAGTCAGGAGATATAACGGGAGGAAGGGTGCCACTTATTTTGTCTAAAAGATCTGTGATCTCCTGGGGGGCATTTTTTAGCTCCCATGTATTGTAATCCAACAACCTCACCAATGGTAGGGTAGGGGTGTATGTCATAGTGATATGATCCTTACCTGCATCTTCCATCACAGGCTCTTCCTTGGCGCTCACTCTCTTGAGGGCCAGCATGGCCTTCTGAGTGTCTTCAGCTTCTGCTGCCAACAAACGCACAAATGCTTCTGCAAGTTCAGTCATTTCTGCACGGGTAAGTTTGTTGGCATCACCCTTACGAATTTTGTTAATGGAACGTGTGAATGTGGGCATGTCGCTCACACCCAAAAGCTCTGCCAGCTGCTTGGCGTTCAGACTGCCTTCTAAACCTGTGTCCGGCATTTGAGGTTGGTGCGCAAGCTCTTCCAGTCTGCGAGCCAAGCTTCTCATCTGCTCTGCCAAATATTCTGCCATGTGTTATGTCCTTGTGTATGACTTGATTAAGGGTATTTATAAGTCTAGTTGTTTTTGAAACGATTTGGCTATAAATAATGCAAACTTGATCAGGATGCGTGAGTTGAAGAACGCCAAGAGTATCATTGATGAACTGGGTGATCTGGTTCCCATCAAAAATAAACACACAGTGGTGGAGGCCAGAGCCACCCATGTGATCAGCAGTGCAATCAATCTGATTGAGACACTCAAAGTGATGTATCCTGAGGCTGAGGCACAAGACCTCACCAAGAGACTCATGCGAGCCATCTTACAGGAAGATCCGCAGAAATTTCATAGAAAGCTAACCCAGCTCAGAAAGGGGGACATCAAATCATGAAACTACAAAATGACGCAGAACTCATGAGGCACATGCTAAACTTGATGGAAACGCATCATGTTGCAGAGCCCATAGAAGAAAAACTTTTGCCAGTTTTGGGACAAAAAGTCAAAGGCGCCCTAATGGGGTTAGCAGGCAAATTTAGCGGCAGAATGGAAGGCAGAGCAGTAATCCAAAAGGCCCTTGTGCCCTATCTGAAATTCTTTGTGCGTAACATGGGTATTAGGGGGAAAGACTGGAACACAGTTACATGGAAAGACACATTGTTGTTCTTGATTGGTAAAGCCAGCTTACAACTGCCTTTGGGTGAATTTGAACCACAACAATTAAGTATGGCTGAGGTTGAAGCTGCAATCAAAGACAGAGTCAACCGCGAAACTATAGCTAAATACCTGTTGAATGAGAGAGGCAAAATAAACACCCTCATGCCTGTGAATATCCGCGGGGCACAAAACAATCCTGTGGGTGGCCCAGGTGAAAATGCTGCTGATTTAGCTCAGAAGTTAATCACAGGTTTAATGACAGTGTTGTTGAGACTAATGATAGAGAAGAGTGAGGGCTCGCCCAATCTTAACGGGCCTGCCGGTCCGGCTGGCGCAGCAGGTGCTGGTGCAGCAGGTGGTGCAGGTGCTGGTGCAGCAGGTGGTGCAGGTGCTGGTGCAGGTGCAGCAGGTGGTGCAGCAGGTGGTGCAGGTGCTGGTGCTGGTGCAGGTGCAGCAGGTGCTGGTGCAGGTGCAGCAGGTGGTGGTGGTGGCTCTGCCCCAACCGCAGCCACTTACGATAAAGATACTATAAACTTTGTGAGATCTCTGATGGGGTTACCACCAATATGAAGCAATATAACCAAAATCCTATTTTCTTCAAGGATTCATTGTTTGAATCAGTAAGCTTCCAGCCTTGGAGTCTGGAATACAAGATGATGTTCACAGAAACCAGACTGATGCTTGAAGAAGCCCTGAACGAAATATATGTGTACTATTCAGCCCAGCACAGACTTTTCGAGGCAGATGCAGAAAGCGCAGAAGATATTATAAAACGATTTGAAAATCTGAGGGAGTTGTCCCCGGATGACTATGAAAAACTGAAAGCGCACGTAAGCAAACCAAAAGATGTTCCCCCTCCTGGAATACTAAACAGATTCTTGAATATGATCAAGAAGGCTATAGAACGTCTTGGTAAGTTATCCATATTTCCTGATACGGAGGCCAAAATACAAGAAACTGTCCAGAAAGCCATGGACAAAGCTCAAGACAAGGGCTGGGGTAAGGCATTAAACCCTGTGTTGCGTGGTCTCAAGTATCTTGCAGACAATATGAAAGGCACGTGGGTACCCAGCCTAGTGCTGGTGGTGCTGGGTATAGCTACTAGTTTGCTGGCAATCCCATACATACCAGGAGGTCTCTGGTTATTGTCACTGATCATGATCTTGGCTAGAATTGTGGCTGACTTGGTCAATGGTAAAACTTTGACTTATGCCTTTACGAAGGCTGTTGCACTGTGGGGTGCAGGCTATGGGGTCGCAGAACTGGGCAAGTATGTTATGCCTATGATAACTTCTGCACTGTCTGCTACACCACCCACTACTTTAGGCACAGCAGATGTTGGTGCTCCTGGTGCAGATGCACGTGTCAGTGATGCTCCGTATATTCCAGAACCTAGCCCAGAAGCTCCTCCACCGGCACCCACCATCCAGCCACCATATGCCGTTCGGGCTGGTGACACTTTAGGTGCAATCGCTCAAGCTAAAAATGTGACAGTTCAAGCATTGTGGGATGCTAACCGGGATATAATATCTGATCCTAATAAGATCAGCCCTAGAATGACACTCAAAATACCAGCAGCAAACATTATTCCAGGCGGTCCCACAAATATCTGGGCAGGATGGAGGGGAGGCAGATAATATGACAGATAAATGGATAGCAAAGATAGCAGACATTAATCAGAAAACGGGCGTGGAGCCAAATAAGCCCGTGCCTGTTGCGAACATAATGCAAGCGTTTAAACTTGCAGGCATAAGCAAGGAGGATCAAGCCAAAATCTTGTCAGGATTTATGGCCACCGTAGATGTCAAACCTGCAGATGTTAAAGCTACAAGTGCTGCGGTCGCCGCACCTGCAAAACTCACCTTAGCACAAATAATGGATATGGCCGGCGATCCAAGTAAAGCTGAACAGCTGAAAGCTGCAATTGCAGCACTAAGTGATACTGACAAACAGGCTTTGATTCCTCAAGTCCAGGCATTAAAACCTGCAGATGCTGCGAAACCAGTGGATGTGAGCAGCAAATTAGTCCAACCTGTGTTAACTGCTATCAACACTATCAACTCTATTGCAACAGGTAGTCTACCTAAGAGGACCAAGATGCTGGATGTGATACAACTATTGAACACCATATTACCCACTCCTGCATTGGACTTGAAAGATGACAAGGGTATACCCTATTCACAAAAGTTGATCACACTGTTGAACACACACAAAGATAAGTTTGGCACCACCAGCACACCTGGTGATAAGTTTGTGAGACTGATAACCACATCTATTCAAGCCAACAAGCCTATTGAATTACCACAAGCTGCCCTTGAAAGCATGAAGTTGCATAAGCATAAAACTAAACTGTCATGAGTATAGTGGAAAGCAAGCTGCTGCAAAACTTTAGTAAGATCAACAAGTACTCTGCCAGAGATGTGGCAGACTTGGCATTTTGTTACATGTTGGCGTTGCACATGTGTAGGCAGGAGTTTGAAACAGCCCCTTGGGTGAGACAGTATGCAACCACCACGTTGAGCACAAATGGCTGGCACATGACCAATCTGAACCGCTCAGACTTATATCAGTTTCTCACCGTGTTGATTTCACAAACTCACACCTGGACACACTATCTGCGTAACCCAGATGCTAGTGATTTGCTATTGCAACAGATGCATGTGGATCCACACACTGTGGAAAGATTTCTGCACAATTTGCAACATGTGAACTTTGATCCAGAACTGAGTGGCAGATTGTTACTACAAATGGAGCGTGATTTAAAAATCACCACCAGCAACTACAAGAGCATGAGACGTATCTTGACTGACTGGCACCTGGATCATGTGCACACAGAAGCACAGTGTTTGGTGATGACCAGACTATTACAGGCCATACGAGCCAAAGCAGCACAAGGCGATGTGATAAACAAATTACAAACATTGGCAAGAGATCGTGATTGGGAAATCCATCATGCATGTGATCCTGAGACTGGTAAAAACTGTGGCGGCACAGTAACCACCGTGGGGTCAGCGGAAAAGAAGCCCAGTTTGTTGAAGCAATTGGCAGTGGGAGCTGGATTGGGTGTGGGTGCATATTTGTTGGGTAAGGCATTATTCGGAGGAAGTAAAAAATGAAAATATCAGAACTGCAAGAAGCCATCAAAGGCTGGAAACATGCTGGCAGAGACCTAACCAAGTGGCGTGCAGATAAATCTGCTGCGCAACACACCTCCAAACTGGTAAAACTAAACAAGGATGGTACAGAAAGCAAGATGCACGATGCCACCACCACCTATCCTACAGAAAAAGAAGCCAAAGAATACCATGATCGCATAGTAAAACTCAATCCAACCAGAAATATCCGTCACAACTTGTATGTGGATAACAAACTGGTGGGCGTTTTGGACAAGGACAGCCTGCTGGAATTCGCCAGTGGTGGCGGAACCAGTTCCGGGGCTGTGGCCAGCACAGTGAATCCATTTGGCATTGTGATGCGCAGACCCAGTTTGTTTGGTTATGTGACTCCCGCAAAAACTAGTGCGAAACCCAAGAAAAAACACTCACGTCCTAAATAGTTTTGCAATCATGCACTCTTTTTTTTAGGAGACAAATACTATGGCCTACGGTCAAACTGACGTCAATTCAGGAGCTCGCGGTGGCGAATTCCTCACTGGCAATCTTAACTTTTTCCAAATCGTCACAGTGGTTCCTTGCTACCCCACCAGTGTGAAGACACCCCTTGCACAAGCTCTTAAGGCCCGTAACTGGACCAGCCTGAGCGGCAGCCGCACCATCACAGTTACTGATGGTAACGGTGGTACCACCACATATAGCTCAGATGCATCATACACAGATGCATATACCAAGCAGCAAAACTTGAATACCCTGCTCAACGTGTTTGCAACTCGTGCAAACCCAGTGGTTGTGAGCGTGAGCTCAGCAGCTATTGCTGATGGCAACGGTGCAACAGTGTTGGCTAGCGGTGTGAATGCAGTTGACTTCGGCAGCACATATAACGGTGCACAGACAGGTTACTACATCAACTTGGCCACTGAGCGTAATCCAGCTTGGGTTGTGGACACCAGCACAGCAGAAAGCAATGCAAACGGCTACCAGCTGTTGGCAGCTTTGGCTGGCACTCCAACAGTTGCAACAACTGCAATTGCAGCAACCAGTTTTGTGGTTGGCGGCAGCGACAATGACAGAAACATAATTGCCAAAGTGCGTAACGAACTGTAATAGTTTTTTACAATACAATGCACAAAAGGCGCAGCAATGCGCCTTTTGTCATCTGTGACCAAATTGACCTAAATATGTTCATGAAACTAGAACAAATACCGGTGGGCACACACAGAATCCAATTTGTGCGTAAAAAGGGTCTGTTGCGTAGAGTGGTCACAAAACACCATGCGCACACGCCTGTTATAAACCAACCCATGTTCCCTATTGAGAGACCTTCCCATGAACACAAAAGAGCTAGCTCAGAAGACAGCTGACCTCACAGACAAGAGTGAAGCTGAAATTCAAGATCTCATGGATCTCATGAATGCAGATCAAGTGATAAACCTGACTGCGGCTGTGGCAGATGAAGATTCAGATGCCATAGATGAAATATTGTCAGATGTGAGTGCCGATGCAGATTCTGACAACCCTGAAGAACCAGAAGGCGTTCAGGAAATTAAAACAGAGATTAAAAGTTTAGGTCGCAAATTGATCAAGAATGATCAAGAGCTAACTGATCTTTGGCCACTGATTGGTAAACTGGATGAAGATGATTGGCGTCTGGTTTGGCCCAGTTTAGATTCAGAACTGTTATCGCAGTTGTATCAGGAGGCTACAGACAAAGAAAAATCAGATATAAGTGGATCTGATGCATCCATGTTGCATGATTATGCTCAGTCATATATTAAAGAAAGTGTGGTCATGTATGAGAACACCATGTGGCAAGTGCAAATTCCACAAGCACCTGACAACTTGGTGGGCATCCGCAATCAAGATCACATGATCTTGGTGCCTCGCAGACATTTGCAATCCCTACAAGAGCATGTGATGGGCATGACTGATATGCCCAGCTTGGTGAGGATCAAACAGTTAGCAGGAGTGCCTGATACACGTGAAAAAGCAAGCCTCATGCACATGCTAGCCAATATGAACCTCAAGGTTCTACCTGAAACTGCCTGGTTACAAGAGTTACGCATGCACATGGCAGAAATTGAAAAATTACAACATGAGCCTGTGACAGCAGACACTCAGGAAGAAATTCAGTTGCATGTTAAAGCACTGGGCCGTAAAGCACAAAAAGCTGCTGGTAACATGAAGACATAATCATGAAAATATTATATTTGAATACGGGATTTCAACTGCTTATCAGCAATGAACAATCTGAACTACTGGACAAGTTTCAAAATGGTCAACCCATTCTGAAAAAGCAGCTTACAGAAAGAGAACAATATTTGGCAACCGAATTGGTACATAAAGGAGCATTGACACGGTGCATGGTACAGAATAAGCTAGCTTATTGTAAACCTGACCCTGAACAAGTATGGAGGATTTAATGTGGTTGTGAACGAAACAGACAGACTGGCCATGGCACATTTAATTGACATCATGAATGGCAAAATTACCCCAGCCCCTCGTCAGGCGTTGGCAGCCAATACACATGAAATGCCTGTACAATTGGATGGTGCTGGTCAAGTTACAAACCAAGATATTCACGCCATGGCCAGTGTGTTGCAAAAGTTCAACCAAGCTGTGGAACAAACAAATGTGCACCTACTGTATGAAAGCAAGCATGATGCTCATGTGGCAGAAGCGTTGGTTACCGAAAAACAAAATGATTCTGTGAAAATTGGCCACTATAAGATTGCAGTACGCATGGACGAACAACGTGTGGCAGGCAAGCAATATTATGATGTGGTGCATGGTGTCACTGGTGAAAAACTGGCATCCGAACTCAGCTTGTATGAAGCTGCACATGGATTGGTCAAGTTGCTGAATTCCGGCAAGTATGTTAACCATGCCCAGGTGAGAGAACTACTTGAAGCAGAAGCTGCATACACCAGTCATCGTATTGACGCCATTCATTACCATAAATTGGTAAAACGTGCAAGTACTCAAATGCAGTTGAGCAAGGTGGACGTTTTTGAAGCACGTAAAGCAGCCAGCATGGATAAAGCTGCACATGCCAAAATTAAGGTCAAAAGGATTTATGCTAAACTATGATGATTACTCCTCAAGCACAATTAAAGATTTCACTAATTTGTGACCCTACTGAATGGTTCAGAGTTAGTGTGCGTGCAGGAGGTTGTTCTGGTTTTGAACATGCATTTAGTTTGGTTCCACATCCGGATCCAGATCAAGATGTAACTATTGGACAAGTTTGCATGGATTTGACAAGTGCAGACATATTACAAAACGCAGTGCTGGATTATCATGTGGACTTGAGTGGTAGCCAATTCCTATTAACTGTGCCAGAAGCCACAAGCGCATGTGGCTGCGGAAAAAGCTTCAGTTTGTTCTAATGTTCCGCCGCTAAATAATTCAAACCACGAGTTTAGAAAAGTTTGGCCATGTTTGTAGATCATCTCTCTGCTTCCCCTCACCACAGACTGAATCAAATCTTGCATACACTCAAGCATGTGCATGCTTGTGAATTACCTGTGCATGATGTTCACAAACTTTCAGAATGGGCATCAGATGCCATAGCTGAAAAACAACAAATTGTGCAAGATCAAGATTTCAATTCCTACATGCAGCAACCTGCATATGTGAGGGCCAGTCTCATACTGGAAGCTGTGAAAATGCTCACAGAGATTGCACCCAGACGTCGCAAGCGTGTGAAAGAACATAAGGAAACAAGTATGCCCACTCTGAATGAAGCCAAGGCTGCCAAACCAGACTTCCTGGATCTGGACAAAGATGGTGATCGCAAGGAATCCATGAAGCAAGCTGCCAAGCAGGCCAAACACAAAGAAGTTGATGAAGCCAAACAGGATCCTGAAGCAGACAGATTGAGAGATGAATGGATGGCCAAAAAGGCACCCACATATGGTAACACCAGAGTGGCCAAGGGTGCCAAATTCCACAGACCAGGTTCTGGGCATGTGGGCCGTACTGGCAGTGCAAGTGCAGATGCACCTGGAATTAAACCCACCAGTATCAAGGTTAAAGACAGAGTGCTTCAAGAAGATACCAACCTGGACAAGGCACAAACTTTGTTAGCTGCCCAAGACATTAGTGACAGATTACAAAAGATGGCGGAAGATGCAGCAAAGATGGCTGTGGATGATCTGATGCCACTAGTGGACACCATGAAGGATCAATTTGGTATGGAAGCTGCTACAGCATTCAACAATGTGGTCAAGCAAAACCTGCAAACTGTACTGGACAGCATCATTGCAGCCAAAGATCAAACAGACAACGCTATCAACACCATGGAAGCTGGGGGTATGCCTGCTGCTCCAGTAGATATTGCACAACCATTGCCTCCCATGGGGGCCCCTACTCTAGCGGCACCAGCAGCTACTCCAGCTGATCAAACTGCCACAGCACCAACGGGTGAGATTGATTTCGAAAAAGAGTTTGCAGCCACCCCAGCAGGAAGTGGCCCTGAAGAAGAGCCTTTGGGTAGGGCCAAGAAGGAAGTAGCTGAAGCCACACTTAATCCCACCCAACAAGCTGCACAAATTGCGTTAGCTAAAAGTGCTGCTGAACAAATGGTCAAGACAGGCAAGACACCTGATGGCAAGGTGGCTACACCCAAACAGAAGGCTGATGCTAAAAAGCTAATGACAGAGGCCAACAAAGGCAAAAATCCATATGCAATTGGTATGGCACAAGCCATTGAGCAGACTGGTGATACACCTCCTCTCAAGAAGAGCACAATCACACTTGCTCACAAAATTGCACGTGGAGTTGAAAAAGGCCTCAAAGAACAACAGCTGATTCACATCAGGCATCAAGTTCAAGAGCTCAAGGAACGCTTTCAAAATGTGAAAGAAAGTTATTCAGCTCATGTGCACACTCTTAGTGAAAACTGGATTCAAAACCAAGGTGACTTACAATCTGCTGTGTTGCAAAACCACATGCGCATGATTAGGACTCAGATTCATGAACTAGTGGAAACACACAAGCAGCTCAAAGGAGAACTCCTGGAATCTGCCAGATTCCAAGCGCAAACACATCGCAAGGTGGCCAAACTGGATCAACAACTAACAAGTGAACCTTGGGGTGTTAGAGGTCAATACACATATGGCGAACGTTTCCGTAAGTTTTTTGAAAGTGCAGTGACCCGTGACACATGGCTCAGATACAACGAAGATCATATCAAAGTCATGGAAACAATTGACCCTGAGCATGTTAAGGCAGTGAAAAACAGATTGCTGGATCAAATCTGAATCATCTGCACACATGCGCATAATACACACCAGGATGCACCACATCCTGGTGTTTCTGTATTAAAACCATCCAGGATGAAGTAAATATGTCATTATGAGAGCACATGAATTCCTTTGCGAACAATCACACGAAGACCTTGCACGCGATGCACTGATCACTCTGATCACCACTCAACATGCCATGGGCATACCCACTATCAAAACATCCCAGCTACTTAAAAGTTTGGAAGAAAGAAACTTCTTCATGGATAAAAACTGGCTGTGGGGTCAGGTGCAAGACATGTCTGTGGTGGATGTGGAAAACAGCACACCTGAAGAAATTGTCCTAGATCTACCTGATTCGGAACCAGCTGTCACACCCAAGGCACCAGTTAAGCCAGACCGTGCAAAAGCTGTGCAGAAAATGGCTAAAAACGCTCTTACACAGAGGATCAAGTAATGGTAACAGCTAATTGGTTCGTAACAGCCACAGAAGCCCGTAACAATATAGTTAAAGATATTGCAGTGCATGGCGAAATCAGTGCAGTTGAGATGGAAATCATGAGGGCAGTACAGCGAGGTGATTATCAAGTCACAGTGAGTGGTGAAAGCCCTATGACCATGCTGCCTGCAACAGCCAGTAAAGTGTTCACAGTTGATGTATCCTCAAACACTATACAAGTGCTCATGCATGGCTTCAGCCAAGGGGACATAGTCACTGTTTATAGCACAAGCCAGTTACCAGCACCTTTGCAAGCACTCACATACTATTATGTGATTTATGTGGATGCAGATCATATCAAACTGGCTGCTACCCGCGCAGATGCTCTAGCAAATAGACCCATACCCATAGACATTGCGCTTGGTGTGGGCGCTATCAACATAATACAATCTGGATCAGGATATGTGACCGCCCCATTGGTAAGGATCACAGGTGGGTCCCCCAGATCTGATGCCCAAGCTGTGGCACATTTGAATATCCGGGGCAGATTGGAATCCATAACAGTGTTAGATGGTGGTTCAGGATTCACTCGGACTCCGGATGTACAAGTGACTTCACCAGGGTCAGGTGCATCAGCAGGTGCAATCAGATTTAAAGTGACTTCCATCACAGGCATCACATTTGGTGGGTCCAGTTATAATGTGGGCGACACATTAACTTTGATAAGTGGCAGTGGCTCACCCGCTGCATCTGTACAGGTCACACAAGTTAATGGTGGTGCAGTGACTCAGGTTGTGCTTATTAACTCAGGTAGCTACTTGAGCACACAACTGCCTAACTTGACAGGAAGTTCCACATCAGGCTCAGGTGTGGGCTCAGGTTGCAGTTTGAATTTGAGTATGGGTATATTAAGTGTGAGTGTGGGAACTGGTGGACTAAGTTATGCCCAACCCCCCTTGGTGACTGTGCAAGGTGGTGGTGGCACAAATGCAACTGTACAAGCTCAATTGTCAGGTGGTATAGTAAGCGCATTTATTGTGACTAACCCAGGATCAGGTTATATCTCTACACCCAACATGATTATCAGCAACGGCACAGGTGCCACAGCAGTAGTGCAATTGCGTCCCACAGTAGTCAGCAGGGTGGATGTGCTCAACAATGGTGGTAGTATATATGTGGATGTGCCCACTGTCACGTTTACAACACCTGGAGGCGGGGCTACTGTACAAACAGTGTACATGAAAGTGATACAAACACAAATTAGATCCTTGGGCCAAAATTATCAAGTAAATGATCAATTGTATGTTAGTGGTGGTGCAGGTACACAAAATGCCGTGTTACAAGTGACTGCAATTACCCCTGGTGGCGGCATACAGAGTGTACAAATTGTTAACGGTGGATCTTATACTGCACTACCAGTGTTGCAAAATAATCCAGTTTATTCCGGAACAGGCCAAAATGCTTTTGTGGATATCAGCATGGGCGTAGATAAGATCACGTTATCTAGTGGCGGTACAGGTTATCAGGTTCCGCCCAATGTGATTATAGATTCCATCAACATCATAAGCGGGGGGCCAGGAAACCCTTCTATCACTACCCCGGGTAATAGCTATAGAGTAGCCAAAGCTAATTCTCGCATTATTGCTGGTGTGGTCACAGCAGTGGACATAATAGATCCTGGCTTGGGTTATGACATAATTCCAGACGTTTCGCTTAGTTGCGGATTTGGTGCTGCTGGAATTGCCATTTTGGTTCCCACAGGGGTGGCCAATGTGCGTGTGGTTGATCCTGGATCAGGGTATGTGGATCCTCCTGGGGTCGTAATCACAGGTGGTGATGGGGCAGGAGCACAAGCAGAGGCCACAATTGAAAATGGACAAGTGACATTAGTGACTGTGACTGATCCAGGGTTTGGGTATACCAGTTTACCAGAGGTTGTAATAGAAGGTAATGCACAGGGGAGAGCCAGCCTGATAGACACTCCATTAGATCGCATTGAACTTCTAAACGGAGGGTATGATTATGTGCTTCCTCCCACAGTTGTCATTCAAGGAGGTCAATCTCAAGCAGTAAGTGTGTTGCAAACCACAAGTGTTTCACAAGTGAATGTGACAGCCACTGGTGAAGGTTATGCTAGCGACCCTGTGATCACATTTGTTATTCCTTTGGAGGAAACTGGTTTTCCTGTGTTACCCATAGTACGTGCACAACGATCATTTGCAGTTGCAGAAGTGGTTATAACCTCCGCTGGGGATGATTACCAAAGTACCCCCAGTGTCATGTTAAACGCCCCCTTGAGCACAGGCATACAAGCAACTGCTGTAGCTGTACTCAGCGCGGGGCAAGGCTTGTTCTATGTGCGTGCTTATGAAGCCAGCCAAGATTATTGGAAGGTAAACTGTGGTTTGACGCCCAGTGGCGATCTGTTAGTGCGTCCATACAAGGATCAGATTGCCAGTGTGAAGAAATACTTTGACGATCTGGGATACAGCACCGTACTGGAAACTAATCCCACCACAGGCACCACCTTGCAATGGACCATTAGATGGTGAATGTCACTGACATTGAAACCAGATTAAAGAAACGATTCAGAATCACAGGCACATACAAGATTCATCCTGTGACTGGAGTGGTGGACGTGACAGGTGATGTGAGCTTGATCAGGCAAGTCAAACAACTGGGTGTCACATTTGGTAAGGTGAGTGGCGACTTTGTATGCAGCAGCAAGATGTTGGAGACCTTGGTGGGCTCGCCCAAAAAAGTGGGCGAGAGGTATTATTGTTCAGGCAATCTGCTCACATCATTATTGGGAGCACCTGAGCATGTGGGCACAGACTTTTACTGTGTTGGTAACAATCAACTGACCAGTCTGGAAGGGCTGCCTGAAACACTCAAAGGCGTGTTTTTTGTGTCCTGGAATCCCAAACTGCCTTTGTTGAGAAGCCTGGTGGCCAAAGAGATTGACTTAAGAGGTGATTTATCCTTCACTAATGCCAAATACGGTGATATGTTTAAAGTGAAAGGCATACTCAACAAGTATGCAGGTGAGGGTAAAGTGGGTGCTATCAAGGCAGCGGCAGAACTGATCCGAGCAGGATACAAGGAAAATGCGCGATGGTGAACGATGAGATCAGATCGTAGTCCCTACTTCCTGTATAAAAACCACAAAGACCCCAAAATAAGAGAATTATTATCTCAAGCGGCTCACATGCAAGTGAGTGAAATACACGCTTTAACTTGCAAGCCTGATCTTAAAAAAGCCATGTTGTTTGTAAAACAGTTTGGTGATCAAGAAAAGAGTCAAACAGTAAGTAATCTGATAGCTGATCAAATGTTAGCCATAAAGACTGAGTCCCCTCCATTACCCACAGGTGACATTTATTTGTACACAGGAGACCAGATCATGGTGCCCATAATACCCAGACCAGGCTCCCTACTAAAACAGTCATGGTTGGTTCAAAATGATGTGTTTTTGGCTGTGCCAGGCAGGATATGGATCAATCACAGTTGGTGTCACTCTGTATCTGAATTATGGTCACACAGTCATAAATTAGGCACAGGGGATTTGAACACATACAATAAGATCCTGTATACTCATTTAAATCAGAAACATGCTGTGATATAAATCCATGAAGATCAATCCGTTGTATGACTACTCAGCTTGCAAAAGAGTGCAAAATGGAAATGAACGCACATACATGGATGCACAGGGCAAAAAAGCCCCCAGTGTGACACAGATTTTGAGCAAGACCAAGGACCTGGCCCCTTTGTTGGCCTGGAAAAAAAGAATTGGTGACGCTGCTGCCACACAAATCACAAAGGAAAGTGCAGACTTGGGCACCACCATGCACACGCACTTGGAAATGCACATGCAGGGTAAAGAGCGTCCTGGCGGCACCAACGTGGGCAGAGTGTTAGCCAAAAACATGGCTGATGTGATCATAGAAAAAGGCCTGTGCAAAGTGGATGAAATTTGGGGCCTGGAAGTGCCTCTCATGTTTGATACCTTCTGGGCAGGCACAACTGATCTGGTGGGTGTACATGATGGAGAACCTGCCATCATGGATTTTAAAACCACTCGCAAGCCCAAAAAGCTGGAATATGTGGACGATTACCGATTACAAACATGTGCCTATGCTGCCGCACATGACTGGCAATTTGGTACTGAAATCCGTAAGTGTGTGATATTCATGTGCAGTCAGGACCTGCAATACCAAGAGTTTGTGTGGAACAAATCAGATTACGATGTCAGTCTCATGAATTGGTTGGAGAGAGTGAACAGATACATAGATCAAGTTTGATGTGATCACACATCACCCTCTTGATAAATATGTCACACGCAAGAGGATTTGATTGTTATGGCTGTTACAATATTTGGTATAATTCAGCATCGTAGAGGTCTTAAAACAGATTTACCTGTGAGCCTTAAAGAAGGGGAATTGGGTTTCTGTGTGGATACCCAAGAGCTGTTTATAGGAAACTCTCCTGCTTTGGGAGGAAATACACAGGTTCTTACTGAGTACTCTCAGGTCATGCAGGCAATTCAGTACGAGTTTGTTAGTGATACTCTTGTGCCCAGTCAGACTGGTGAGAGCATGAATCAACCCATTGTGCGCAGCTTACAAGCCCAACTGGATGATGCATGGGTGAATGTGAAGGCATATGGAGCCAAAGGTGATGGTATTACAGATGATACCGCAGCCATCAACAGGGCAATTGAAGACCTCTACACCAAACAGCTGACCACGTCAGAGAATGTGAAACAAACCAGAAAAACTATTTGGTTTCCCAGTGGTCAATATATGATCACCCAGCCCATACTCATTTATCCTTTTGTGTGTTTAAAAGGAGAAGCATATCAAAACACTGTGATCCACATGGACAACATGTTGGCAGATCATATATTAGAATTAGTGGACAGTCTGGGCCAAACACAGCTGGACATGGGTGTGGGCGAAGCCACATTACCTGAACACATTCAAATCACAGATCTCACTCTGAGCAGTGCTCAAAACATAGACTTAGTTTGGGTGGCCAGATTCCGTAATGTGGTGTTTAACACATGTGAATTCAAGGGTATATGGAATCCCACAGAAGCTGTTATACCAGGCAGCCACAGTGTGGCAGTGAGAGCAGAAAGTTTGGGCGATGGCACATCCAGTGGTCAATTACGTTTCATAAATTGCATATTCACAAATATTGAACTGGCGTTTTATAGTAACGATCCCATTAATGTCATACTATTCAGTCAGTGTCAATTCAGGAATCTGTTTAAAGGTATTCTAACAGAAACACGGACATCACCCACGTCTGCGCTGGACCAAGGACCTTACTACATTAGAGTGTGTGAGAGCAGCTTTGAGAATGTGGACGACCATGCTATTCAGGTCATGAGCAGCAATCCTGGTGTTGTGAGCATGGCCAATGTGTTTGTGAATGTGGGTGTAACCAGTTCAGTTGTGCCTGTGCTTTGGTCTGCAGTAAGCACCAAATGTGTGAGCATGGCTGACACATTTAGCACTGTGAGCACAATCACAAACTTGGGCACAAGCAACTTGATCAACAACGCTTAAATGGACAGAAAGGTGCATGAATCATGAACAGTCCATTTCTGCTTGGTGCTTCTCAAAGACTGGCATGCTGGAAACAGCTGAGGCAAAATATACAACAGGCACATCATGTGGATGAAAAAATAGGCATGGCGTTATCCTGGTGGCAGCATGCACCCTTGGAAAACGGGGTGATAGACTGGGATAATCATGCAGCCTGGCCTGATCCTTGGAGTTTGATACACAACAACACATATTGCACCAGTGCTCACAGTTTGGGACTGGCATACACTCTTATGTTGGCTGATCCAGATACATTTTCCCATGTCCAACTGGTGTTGATCTGGGAACCAGACTCAGCCATTCAGAAGATTGTGGTGCACACACATGACCATTATCTTAATTTGGGATTTGTTGACAAAACGCCCATTTCCCAAGTAAAAAATGCCATAAAGCAACACACATGGATATGGATAAACAAAAATTGGCAAACCTGGAGACCAAAATAGTTAGTAAACCACAGCGTTTACATGTATATCTGTATTTTAAATAGATCGCACTGAAAAATCCATTCAGTAAGTATTATCAAAATATCATAACACAAAAGAATAAAGGACTGAAATATGACTTCACGGCCCGGGGACCCCGTCTTTGTCTCAAAAAGAGATAACACCCAAGAACTATTGAACATCGAAAAAATACATCAGCAAGTGTTGTGGGCAACAGAAGGCTTGAGTGGGGTAAGTGCAAGTGAATTAGAGATTCGCAGCCAGCTTCAGTTTTATAATGGCATCAAGACTGTGGACATTCAGGAGACTTTGATCAAGGCTGCTGCGGATTTGATTGAACTGGAAACTCCCAACTACCAGTTTGTGGCTGCCAGACTGATCAATCATCATATCCGAAAAGAAGCTTATGGTGCATATGACATGCCCACTCTGCATGCACATGTGCAAACTGTGATCAACACAGGGTTTTATACGTCTGAACTGTTGACCTGGTACACAGAGCAAGAGTTTGCAGTCCTGGACACATATATTGATCACGAAAGAGATTTGGACCTAACCTATGCTGCCATGGAACAATGGAGAGGCAAATATCTGGTCAAGAATCGTGTGACTGGTCAGTTGTTTGAGACCCCACAGATGGCTCTCATGTTGATTGCAGCCACTCTGTTCCATGACTATCCTCACCACACCCGCCTCAAGTGGGTCAAGGAGTTCTACGATGCAATTAGTCAACATGACATCAGTTTGCCCACTCCCATCATGGCAGGTGTGCGAACACCACAAAAGCAATTCAGTTCATGTGTGTTAATTGAGGCAGACGACAGTCTGGACAGTATCAGTGCTGTGAGCCATGCTGTGGTTCGCTACGTGAGCCGCAAGGCTGGTATTGGATTAAACATTGGACGTATCAGGGCAATCAATAGCCCTATCAGAGGCGGAGACGCTTATCACACAGGGGTAGTGCCCTTTGTTAAGCTGCTACAAGCAAGTGTGAAAAGCTGCAATCAGGGGGGTGTGCGCGGAGGTGCAGCCACAGCTTACTTCCCTTTCTGGCACTTGCAGTTTGAAGATCTGGTGGTGCTCAAGAACAACAAGGGCACTGATGACAATCGTGCACGTCATATGGATTATGCAGTGCAGTTCAACAAACTGGCATATGAGCGACTGCTCACAGGTGGCAACCTCACATTGTTCTCACCATCTGATGTGCCTGGCATGTATGATGCCTTCTTTGCGGACCAGGACGAGTTCAAGAGGTTGTATGAACAGTATGAGGCTGATCCCCTGATCCGTAAAAAGACCATGAAAGCTGTGGATCTGTTCACACTGTTCATGAGCGAACGCAAAAACACAGGCAGAGTTTACTGGATGAATGTGGACCATGTGAACACTCATGGAGCATATGTGGAACACTTGGCCCCTATTAGACAAAGCAACCTGTGCCTCACAGGTGATTCTCAACTTAAGATTATCCACACAGATGGTGTTGAGAAGACCATTGACTTGGCGAGCTTTGTGGAAGCCTGGTCATATGGAGGTATGAACAATGTGAAGGTGCGCAGCTACAATACAGAGACTGGAGAGTTTGTGTGGAGTGAAGTGAGTGCTGCTGCCAAGACTGCAACAGTGACTGAGCTCATGGAGATTGAGGATGAGAAGGGTAACGTGATCCGTTGCACTCCAGATCATCAAATCTGGACTCAGAACAGAGGATGGGTGATGGCCAAAGATTTGGCAGAAACTGACGTGTTATGTGCTGAGATTTGATTACTTACATAAATACACGCAAAGGAGACTTTGTGTGTATCAACAACTGTATAAACAGATCATAGATCAAGCCAAACAACAGAATCGCCAAAAAGGTCAAGGAGCTTATTACGAATGGCATCACATTGTGCCCGAATTTATGTTCAAACAACGCAAGCGCAAAGGGCCTATAGGCCATCT